TCATGGCTAAGGCGGCAACCATCCTGAAGCTGCAAAAGCAGGGCTACGCGCCGTTGATGCGGTTCGGCAGGTACACGTTGGATGTCAAGGAAACGTTGCCCGGTGGCGATGAAAAGCGGGTGTTTTTCGGCATGTTTGAAACGGTGTCGGAAATGAACCAGATGGCGCGGGCGTTCCGTGAAACAGACCCGAACTACACCGTGACAACTGGAACAATGTCGCAAAAAAGCTGGAAGCTGTTCAGTGGCGTGACACCGGAAACGATGGAGGTGTTTGCCAACATGATGGGCGTTGAGCAGGACAAGGCGTTTCAGGAATATTTGAAGATGGCGGTAAACAACCGTTCGGCCTTGAAGCGGCTGATACACCGCAAGAAAATGCCGGGGTTTTCGCAAGACGCACAACGGGTGTTGGCCTCGTTCATTCAAAGCAATGCCAAGATGTCAGCCAAGAACATGCACCTTGGCGATATGGTGCAAGCCATTTCTGCCATACCCAAGGAAAAGGGNGATGTGATNGATGAGGCGATGGACTTGTACGACTATGTGCAGAACCCGTCAGATCAGGGCGCGGGCATACGCAATGTGCTGTTTGCGTGGTATTTGGGCGGTTCGGTGGCTTCNGCGATGGTNAACCTGACACAAACCTTAACCACCACCAGCCCNTATTTGTTGCAGTACGGAAATACAAAACAAGTGGGTGCTATCCTGTCCAAGGCGATGAGGCTGGCGGCGCAAAGAACAGGTGACATAGGCGGCGAATTGGGCGCGGCACTGAAGCTGGCGGACGAGGAAGGCATCACCGCACCACACGAAACGCACATGATGGCGAGCGAGTCACGGCGCACGGGCGGCATGTTGCAGTCGCAAATGCTGAGGCCGCTGACTAAGGCTTGGGGTTCGCTGTTTTCGCTGGCTGAGGCGTATAACCGCAAGGTGGCGTTCATAGCCGCCTACCAGTTGGCGAAAGCCACCAACAAGCCGGATGCGTTCGGGTTTGCGCGGCAAGCGGTGAACGACACGCAATTTGTCTACAACAAGACGGCGCGGCCCAATTGGTCACGCGGTACGGTGGGTTCGATGCTGTTCACGTTCAAGACGTTCACGGTTAATTACATTGAGTTTTTGGTGCGTTTGCCGCCAAAAGAGCGGGTTATTGCCTTGGGTGTGCTGTTGGTGCTGTCCGGTTTGGGCGGTATGCCCGGTGCGGACGATGCGGACGATGTGATAGACACATTGGGGCAGTCGTTGGGTTACAACACAAACGCAAAGGAATGGAAAGAAGATGTGCTGTCAGACATGTTCGGAAAGACAATAGCCGATGCGGCCTTGCATGGCGTGTCCGCCGGATTGCCGTTTGATGTGTCGCAACGGTTGGGCGTGGGTAATGTGTTCCCCGCCACCGGACTGCTGAAGCGTTCCGAAACTGACAAGACAAGGCAGGTGATGGAACTGGCGGGGCCGGTGGGTGGCTTGCTGGAAAAAGGCATCGACGCATGGGGCGCGGCACAAACCCGCAAAGACGCGGCACACAAAGCCGCCGCCATGCTTAAGGCAGGTATGCCCAAGGCGTTTGCAGACGCTTGGCAAGCGTTGGATATGCTGAACACGGGGCAATACAGCGACGCACGGGGTCGCAAGGTGGCGGACACCAATGGCATTGATGCGTTGTCCAAGTTCTTGGGATTCCAGCCCACTGATGTGGCGGAAAAACGCCGTGAGGACAGGTACAAAAATCAAGCGGTGCAGCTTACTAAAGCGGTGGAGGGCGACATTGCCTCGCTATGGGCGGCTGGCATGAACGAGAAAAAGCTTGAGAAAGTGCAGGAAGCCAAGGATTTGCTGAAAGACTGGAACGAAAAGAACCCTGAAACGCCTATCAGGATTAGCCATTCGCAAATTGTCCGGCGGGTTAAGCAAATGAAGATGACGGCGCACCAAAGGCTGTTAAAATCCACGCCAAAAGAGCTGCGTAACTTTGTGGGCGGTTAATCGCCTACTGTGGCGTTGTGCCATGCCCTGATATGTTCGCTGGGCTTTTTGCGTAGTTCCATCCTCAGCAGTCGGTTAACATCCGCTGCGCCGTATGTTGCGTGATAGTCGGATTCCGGATTGCTTCTGTTCAGGTTGGTTTCAATCTGGCGGGTGAATTCTGATTGCTTCGCCTTGTTAAACGGGTATTGCAACCGTGCTATCCGCTTGGCTCTTAGGGCGGCCGGGAAAAAATAGTGGGTGTTTTTGGAAACATCAAGCCCCAACGTTTGCGCCGCGCTCAACCGCGCCTCTTTTCGCATTAGGGTTTCGGGTGGGTTAGGTTTAACGGCTTGTCTCATGCCGTAGGGCAACAGGGTGTAATAACATCTTTGGTTGTATTCATCCAATGCTAAAACAAGTTCAGTCAATGTCCATTTTTTTGAACGTTCTTCTAACCACTTACTAAGATAGTTTATTTCTATGCACAAGTCGTCCCTGAATTTAAGTGACAGGCTGTCGATGTGTTTATCCTGAACTTTCGGGTTGATGTAATGGGCAAGTTTTGCGGCCTTTTCAGGTGTGATTTTTTTATTTCTCGCCCAGTAATCCCAATCTATCAAGCCGCCCAAGCCGCCATTGATTAAACACTCTTTAACGCCGCTGACTTCTTCCGGCTTTCCATCAGGCAGCAAATTGTTCATTGGATTTTATATTTTTTAGGTGTGAATATGTGGTAGGCCGTCAGGGTTTTCATGTTGGGTTTCCTTGGTGGTTTATGGATGTTTGATTTTAATATGCTTTGCGGTAAATAGTTGGTTTTTTTGTGAATTGATGTAAAATCATTATGTAGTTTTTATTGTCGGGAGACATTATGAAAAGATTGTTTTTATGGGCTTTTATGTCCTTTTTTTGGGTTTCCACACTCTTGTGTTTCTCAGGGGTGGGCTTATGAACCATGACAGCTTTTTTGGGTGGGCATCCACGGCAATCGTTTCTGGGTGGTTGGTGCTAATTGACCACACCGAACATTTTTTGACCACCAACGGGCAGCTAATAGCGTTGGTCTGCACGATTATCAGCTCAAGCTGCACCTTCCTTAATTATAGGATAAATGCAAAACGCATGGAAGGTGAAAAATGACTGTTCCTTTCAAGTTTGCATCTTGCAATACTGCCAGTACGTCACATCTTGATGATAATTTTTCCTATTTTGACAAAATAGCACAAAAAAATTATGCCTCGCTCGATTTGGCTTTTGCCGATGCGGCATTAGGCAATATTTCACTCAATTCAAACGTCACTATTGCCGGTGAAATATATAACTATTACGGCAAATATTTCAAGGACACCAGCGGCAAGTATTACTTCAACTACCTGCCCAGCTTTGCCGTCGTGGGCGCGTCTATGGGGGCGCACGGCAGCACCAGCTACGGGTTTAGCGGCACATATACAGGCACATACAGCGTTCCGATTGTGGGTTCAAAATCGGCAACCTTTACGTTCAGCATTTCAGGCCAAACCACCAGCGTTCCCAACGTGTCAATAGGCCAGCGCATTTACATGGGCGGTGCAAGCCAATCCGAATTTAACGGCTGTTTCGTGGTCACAGGCATAACATCCGGCACGGTACAATATGACACCATAACATTTACCCTAGCCAAACCGGCCACCGTGACAACGCCAACTTCTGTAAGCGCTAACGTGTTTATTACTATGTACGCCATGCAGCAGGTCAACGACCTGAATTTCTGGTGTGTGGGCGAGGCGATTGCATCGGCGGCGCGTGGCTCAAAAGTGATGCGTTACCTTGGAAATTACAGTGTGACGGGTTCGACATCCGCCATGCATACAACATTTGTGGCGGACGCGCTAAACCCCGCCAACAACGACTATGGGCTTGTCCCTGATTTCGTCATGCTCGATACGGGCGGCAACGATGTTTTAAGTTTGGCGACCTTCACGCCCGCAGGCGTAGCCGCTTTGTTGGCTACCATGAAAACCAACGTGACGGTTTTGATAAACATGATTATTGCGGCGGGTTCAATACCGGTTGTCGGAAGCTTGCCCCCGTTTGCGCACACCGCCGGTTCATACAATATGGCTATGAGGGTGTTAGGCGAGCAGTTTAACCAATGGTTGGCGTATCTTGCGAACCAAAACACTATCATTTTTAACAACACCAACCCGTCATTAACCGACCAGACAAGCTCTTATCTCGATTATGTCAGCACCTATTCTTTTGATGGAATCCATCCCGTCAAATTGGGCGCTTATGTCATGGGGAAAACCACCGCCACCAACCTATTTGCCAACATCATAGGCAAGGACACACGATTGGGGGCGGACATATCGCCCAACCCACAATTCCTGGTCACATCGGGCGGCACATTGTCCGGGGCGACAGGTGCGGCGGTGGGCGGTGTCACTTTAACGGGCGGCAACACCGCAACCGTTGTGGGCGCAGTCAATGGCATAGCCAACAACGGTTCGGGAATTGGGCAAAACATAGCGTTCACCGCATCGGCAACAAGTGACTGGGTGGGCTTGTCCGCCCAATTGTCCGGCAGTGTTACGGCAGGAGACAAGATTTATTTTCAGGTAAAAATACACCAGCTTGACGCGGCGGCGGTTGCCAACCTTCAAGCCGTTGTGGTTGCCATTTTCTGCACGGTCAACGGCATAGCACAAAGCATATCCCTGCCAGCCATAAGCGCCAGCATCAACACGCTAAACAACGGCGATTTCCCAAACCCGATAGATTTCCTGTTTGAAACGCCGCTGTACGTTGTACCCGCAAACACCACATCACTACAACCGTTTGTCCGTTTCATTGCCGCAGGTATCATGACAACAGCCAATCTGGTGATAAGCAATTTTGTCGTCAAGAAATGGACGGGGAACTGATTTATTTATTTTTTTATGGTCGTTTATATTAAATCGTAAGCAGGAAAAAATATGGCAGCCGCAACCGTAAATTTGCCGCCGATTGAGAAATACGCCAGCTACAATGTGCCAATCACTCTGTACAGTGATTTTTCAGGTGGTACGCCTATTGACCTGACAAGCGTCACGGCTGCTGACATGATGCTACGATCGTCTTATACGGGCAGTTCTGTTCTTGAATTGAGCATGGCAAACGGGCATATAACATTCCCCGCTCCAGCCAGCGGCGGCATGAACCTTGTCTTGACTCCAACCATTACTGGCGCGTTGACGGCAGGCACTTACATTTATGATTTGTTGTTGACGTATTCAAGCGGTCTAGTGACACGGCTCATTCAAGGAAGTGTGCCTGTCAATGACGGAGTGACCCATGCCTAATGTTGTTTCGCCACAAGAAACTATAATTGTTGCGGTCACGGAGCAGCCTCCCTTTCCGGTGACGGTTGGCGTTAATGCAATCAATGGGGTTATTTAAGTGGTTCAGCCAGTGGTGATGATGAACGAAACCAACATTATTGCATTGACAGTTGGCGTGCAAGGGCCGCCGGGGGTTGATGGCATACAATTTTCTGATTTATCGGCGAATGCGCCACTAAATTACAACCCGTCAACGGGTGCTTTTTCGTTGCAGAAAGCGTCCATTACAGAAGACGGTTATTTGTCTGCTACGGATTGGGCGGCGTTCAATAGCGGTGGCGGTGGCGGGGTGTATTACAAAAACCTGCAAACGGATTTTGGCGCTCAGTCGTTGCCGCTACAGAATTACACCGGGAACGGCGTTGCTAACAGCAGCAGTTCCGGTGCTTACAATATGACAACTCAGCAGATATTGTCGATGGCGTTGGCGAACACGGTTTGCTTGGCTATTGCGTTGGCGTATTGTTCAAACAACGGCGTTTCGTTGTTTGTACCGGATGGCGTTTTTTGGTTTTGCAATTCGCCACTGGATTCATATTTTTATTACCAAAACAGCGCATTACCACAAAACGGGCAAGACCCGCTAAATATCCCTGTGATGAAAGGGTTCACCATTTTTGGCAATGGTTGTAGCTCGGTTTTAAGGGCCATTGGCACACACGGAATACGCCTGACTTCGGCGAACAATGACAATGTGATGACCATCCGCAATGTGTGGATGCAGCCGGGGATGTTGCCTTATCCATACACAACCGGGTTTTCAAATTATTATTGGACGTATTACGCCGGAACAAACTATGGTTTTTGGCTGGAAAACACTTACTCTAGCGTTGCGGCACAAGGTACTCGTGGGCCACAAGGTGGGCAGATCATCAGCAGTAGTGTGTCGGGAAGCACGGTAACAGGCACGTTGTCTTACCCTACGGATTTGCCGATTTTTGGCAAATTGAACAATATAACCAGTGTGTTAACTAATGGTTATTTGTTTTACCAGAATATTTTGGTGCTGCCGTTCACAAATGCGTTTTCACAATCTTCGGGCAGTTCGGCTTATGCGGCGTATCAAGCGGCTTATCTGGCTGACGTGGCAACCGCCAAGGCCAGCATTTGGGGCGCGTCGCTGCCGTTGTTCAAAACCAGCGTTACTAATGGCGTTACTGGCCCATATCAGTTTATTGGTTACATACTGCCAGCGTTCAGTTCGTTGTCGGTTGGTGACACAATCTATTACATTCCTGACCGCTATAAATTTGTTTACCAGAATACGGGCGGCGTGGCGGCTTTCCTTGCGCCAAATGGCACGGTTGCGACCAATGGCACTATAACGCTGAACACGCCGTTACCGGGCGTTTATGCCAATTGCTGGTTAAAACTGCCATCGGGGGCTGTGGCGGGTGGCGTAGCTGGTCTTTATTATTGCCAAATGACTTCAACAACCACGGGAACGGTTTTAAAATCTTCTAGTGGAAGCAACCTTTGTTTTGTGGCGGACAATTCCACGGGTGACAGCACATTTGAGCCGACAATTCCAACGGGAACGCTTGTTGGTGTGCATGGTTCTAACGTTGCCTATACCGCTTCGACAATATTTAATGCGATGTTTTTGCTTGCCGGAACGGGCGTTAATGCACCTTTAGTGTCAACAATGGTGAGCGCGGGGCATGGTTCTGGGGCTAACACTACGTTGTTTGTCGAAAATATCAATTTTGCGGTCGATAATGACATTCTTAACGAAAGTTACAGACGCGACCAGGCTTATTGTTATTTTATTGAGCTGTTGCATGTTAAAAATGTGCCGATAGGGCGGATTAAACATATTAACGGCAATGGTTTGGGAAACCCAAACTATATGACCCAGCAATTTTCATCGACCTATGCGGTGTATGTTGACAACCAATGCACTGTAATTTCAGTTGATGATGTTGTAACTAACCAATGTGACACTGGAGTTTATTGTGGCTCTACGGAATTTAGCCGTATTGTTGCTATTGAATACAACAACTCGACCGGGTTAGTGACGGTCAAATATTCAAGCAATGGTCACTATCTAAATACAACGGTTGGCGGCAGTTATGCAAATGCTGTTATCGCCGGAATGGGTGCGGCATGGATGAATACCCAGTCAACCACAATAACGGTGGTTGATGCATATACACTTACCTATCAATTGGCGGCGGGGCTTGCAGACGCTAACATCATGCATGTTAGTGTGTCGGCGGCGGGGGTATTGACTATAACGCCGCCAAATTCATCCATCAATTACACCAATGGGGTTTCCGGTGCGAATAACGTAACCACCACTAACCAAGGCGGGCCATGTCCTTGGATTTATTTGCCTGCCGGTGCGATAGTGGGGCAACCAGCCGGGTGGTATTACAATACGGGCGGTTTTGTTTACACTAACTATAACGCCAAATATGGGGTTACATTGCCCCAAGCCCCCGGCAGCAATTTGTTGACAACTTTAGCGGTGGGCGACGGAAACACCTATTATGTGTGCAATGACCATTCTAATAACTTGTCTTCTGCTTTTGGTGACCCAAAAACCGATTATAAAATAATTGGGGATATTTATATCCCGTATAACTGGGATTTNCAGCGTGTAGGCTCTCAGTTTGCCGATTGGTCTGAAGCGTTGACCATAAACAATATAAATTCATCCCTGACAAATTCTTGCGTGGTTATTGATTATCCTGTAACGCAGCCAGGCCACCAATTAACCAACATAAATGGCGCGTCAAGGAATGATAATCTTGTAATAACAACCGGAAATTATTGTTATGTTGACAGGACAATATCAAACAAATTCAAATTGACCGCACAAGGCACAAGCGGAATTTATTTGGGGTCTTGTGGCAGCAGCACGTTTACTAATGTGAAATGCGTTTCTCAGGATGATAGTTATGTGGATATTGGGATAGAGTTTGGTAGCCATTATGAGACCGTGCTTAATTATATCGCGTCGACTGATGCTGTTTCACGGGCGGCGAACGGTGCGCAAAATAATAGGGTAAACGGGCTTGATTGTGTTCTGATAAATTATTTTGTCCAGTTTGGCCCGATTGCTTATGGCAATTCCATAGGGGATTTTTTGCTTGGGCCTAGGAAATCAGGCCAAATTTCAAATAATGGGCTTCAATCCCGGGTTATCGCTGATTACACGACGGTTGGCTCAAACAACTATTACCCCTCTGGCGGCTTAGTGCAGGCTTGCACTTTAACGCTATCGGAAACAACACAATCAATCCCTAGTGGTACGGCGACGGCGGTTGCATGGGATGGCAGCACTGATGGCACGTCTGGAACGTATATATCAAAATTTACTGATTTTATTTCAATCAAAAGTGTTAAATCAACTGCATCAACAATAACTTTTACCACCACTGATTATCATGGTTTAGTCACGGGTCAGTATGTAAAAATATACGGAATTACAGACAGCGGTTATACCAATGCTAATTATTTTTATCCGGTGGCGATACCTGCAAGTTCCGCCACGGTAACTAGCCCGACAACATTTACTGTTCCAAATACCAATTACAGCGCGTCAAACCCAGCAAATGGAACATGGCCGGCTTCAGTAGTATCCACCATTTGTTGCATTGCCGCTGGCTACGCAACAATACCTGCCAGCTCTACAACTGCCGCCACATTTACAACTGATTTATTATATCCTTTATATGGCTCTTATANAGACACGCCTTATAATTCAAATTTTAAATTAGGAACTGTATATTTTGACATTTATGATAATAGTTCACCGCCGCAATTTAAAGGGACATATTATTCAGTAACAACCGCAAATGGCGGTTCGTCAAATGTTTTTGTGATGTCTATTAGACCATCAATTTTAACAGATTTGACAACAACGGGTTATTTTGCAGTTGTCTATCAGCCAACGGCATTAAGAATACCTAATTCGACATTGCATCAATTCCAAATTGGTGCAAGCATCATGTGGGATGTTTCAAGTGCGGGAGCGCCATTAAACCAAACTGAAATTTTATTTATTTTGAATGGCAACACGGGAAGCTCTATAGCCGATGGGCCAGTAAACACGTTGTCTGCAACAAAAACGACGGTTCAAACGCTTTTAAATGATCTGTTTAACTCGGGGCAGAATTTATATGAGCTGTATGTTTATCAAAATACTGGAGCGGCTCTAAATATTTTAAAAAACGGTAATACAAATACAATATCGGGCTATGGAAAAAGCTCAAGCTATATGACAATTAAACAAGTTTCTTAAACAATTTTGGAGATTGATATGTTTGGAATAGATGATGCAATAGCGGCTGGTGCGAACCTGATCACTAAGATTTTGGACAAGGTCGCACCGGACGCGGATGAAGCGGAAAAAAATAAATTGACGTTGGCTTTGACTGAAATGCAGAACGAGTATGCCGCCACTTTGAAACAGATAGACGTTGACAACACTGAAGCGGCTAACCCGCACTGGTTTGTGGCCGGATGGAGGCCGTTTATCGGTTGGGTGTCAGGATTGGGGATTGGCTACCAAGTGCTTTTGTCGCCTATCCTGAACGGTATATTGGGTACTTTTGGCATACCCGCCCCGTTCCCGTTGGTTGATACCAGCTTGCTGCAAACACTGATTGGCGGCATGTTGGGTCTTGGTCTGGCGCGTAGTTATGACAAATCCAAGGGCATTGACACAACAGGATTAACAAAATGAGAACAATAGCAACTTTAATTGTATGTTTATTTTTTAATGTTTCTTTTGCAGAAACAAAATTAGGCATAAATATTCAGGGTGCGTGTGATTGGTGTTGCGACTACACGTTTGTGGATACAATGAAGCAAGCCCGTGGTTTCGCCAATTTAACAAACCCGGCAAACCCGCTGACAAACCCTGCGCCAGTGGATAGCAAAGGCTGGCCCATGCAGGATTTCGGTGTGTTCTTTGCCAGCTTTGGTACAGACCCGTTAAACCGTCCGCTTAGCCAAACCAACCCCAGCTTTTTTGGAACGTACACGCTAAGCTTTAATGGGCAAGCGACATTAGGTTCACAAGGGTGCAATAAGTTCACCAACAAAATTTATAATTCGATAACAAACACGACAACGGCTCAACTTAATGTCGATACCACGTGTGTGCAGATTGATGTTGAATTTACCGGCACAAAACGGACTGCAACAAGTGCTACAAACACTGGTTTAACTAATATCCAATTGTTGCGTCCTGGCTATNCACTTGNCACTACACAAGTGTTTACTACCCAGTTTTTAACTGCACTACAGTCTTTCAGCACTATCCGTTTTATGGCCATGCTGGACACTAATGGCAGTGTTGTTAGTAGTTGGTCNGAAAGAACCCCACAATACATGCCGTCACAAAAACTCAACACAGTAAACGGGGTAGGCAGCAAGGCTATTTTGTCGGGTGTATCTTGGGAATATATTATCCAACTGGCTAACCAGACCAATAAAGACATTTGGATCAATATCCCTGAAGGCGTGGACTTGACCGACCCAACCAGCAGTAACTATGTGACCCAGTTGGCTACTTTATTGAAGAATAATCTTAATTCAAATATTCATGTTTATGTTGAATATAGTAATGAGCTTTGGAACACTCGTTTTACCCAGGCAGCCGCAAACTACAGTTCGGCCAGCTCTGAAGTAAATTCTGGTGCTGATAAGACTTTAAACTACGACAGTATCAATGACCCGATGTATTGGGCTATGCGCCGTATAGCGCACCAGACTTTACGCATTAGCCAACTGTTTGCAGGTGTTTATGGTCCAGCCGCCATCAACACCACCATCAGACCTGTCTATGCCAATAGCTACCAGTCACCGTTCTATGCTGAAGATGGTTTAGAGTACCTGTATAAGGTATTTGGCACACCGAAAAATTACCTTTACGCCATAGCCAGTGCGCCGTATTTTGGCATAACTTCAAGCTACACAGATGTGAACAGTTTTTTTACGTCAATACTGGGAGGGGCAAACAACGTGGTGCCTGGTTTTTCAGGTACACCGGCTTATAGCGGGGTCTACCCACTATATACCGGAATAACTTACCAAAGCCTTGCCAACTATGCCCAACTTAAGAATATAAGTTACGAAGGCGGCCCGGATGTTAGCGCACTAACAAACCAAGCCATACCAGAACTGGCAAATAATGACCAACGCATGGGTAACTTGGTGAAAAATTATTTGGCTGACGCATTTGATTGTGGAAATGATTTGTTTATGTTCTTTGAACTGCAAGGCAGCACAACTGACCCGCTTGCCGTTTATCATGATTTTGCTGTACCAACTCAGAAAAGCAATGCCCTTTTATCATTTGATCGGCAAAAAAACACATGCAAGCAAGCAATAAATTTTTAGGCCGATAAATGAACGCATACGCATTGTTACAAAAACATGAAGGCTTTAGGCCAACCCTGTACCGCTGCACTGCGGGGCATAGGACTATCGGCTATGGCTACAATTTGGACGCTAACCCTTTGCAGCTTGAACCTTCTGAACTGGCACATTACTACAAGTCAGGCATAACGGAAACGGAGGCCGGGGTTTTGTTGCAGGAAATGATAGACAAGACCATCCATGAGCTTAATGTCCAGCTTGGTTGTTTTACAGCGCTTTCGGACAACCGTAAAGCGGCGGTGGTTGATATGGCCTACAACCTTGGCATAGACGGGTTTATGAAATTTACTGACACTATCCGCCACTTGACACGGCAAGAATGGACACAGGCGGCTGCATCCAT